GTTCATGAACGACTGCATCCGAGTCTTCTGGGCCGATGAAATTCAGCAGATGCTCAGGGACTCGATCAGGGATTCGAAGACCATTGTCCGTCTTCAGCGGCCGGATGTGAAAGACATGCTGATGACGCTCGATGAAGCGGAGCACTGTGCGCTTGAAATAATCGTGCCCGATCTCGTCACCATCGAACGCAACGTTGCGAACAAGCGGGTCATCGAGAAGGCTTTGATTTCACACCGCATGACGATGGTGATTTCAGAAGGTGATCCCACGGTGAGTCTCGATCCCGTTGTCGAGGAGCACGAAGTCCTTGAAATCATCACTCCCGAGGATTACACGTTCTTCGACAAGCACACGAACGAGTGGATTGATGAACTGGCTGCGAGTAACCAGTGGGGTTTCGTGCCGCTGCTGGAAGTGACGAACGAGTGGGAAGCGTACCTCCAGGGCGGGCAGTCGGACATCGAGCCTGTAATTCCGTTCATCGATGCATTTCACGAAGTCCTCGTCCAGGGCCTGCAAGCTCACAAGTACCACTCGACGCCGAAGGTAAAATTCAAGATCAAGGACTTCCTTCCGTTCGCCCAGAACAATTACCCCGAGTTGATCGATCCGGAAACGGGACAGTTGAAGACGAAAGCGGAAGTCCAGTACGAGGGCCGTGAAATTCTCTTCCTCCAGCCCGACGAGGACGCGGGATTCCTGGAGGCTACGTCCGTGCTGGGGGATACGAAGGTGCTCGCGGAATTCGTTCTCGATTGCATCTGCATAGCTTCTCAAACTCCGGAGTGGGCGTTCATGCGGGTCGATTCCGGCTCTGCGAACTCCGACAGGAATGCCCAGACCGTTCCGTTCGTCAAGAAGATCGAGCGCAAGCGTAAGGTATTTCAGAAGCCCATCCAGGAACTTCTGAAAATGGTGCTCGTCGCGACGGACAAAATTCCGGTGAAGGCGAAGATCACCTGGGAAATCGTCAGGGCGGACGATCAGGTCGTCTACATGCAGGCATTTCAGCAACTTGTCATGGGGCTGGAGGTAGCCAGGGCAAGGGGAGAGATTTCAGATGCTACGTACCAGCGGATGATCTCTCAATTCCTGCCGGTGATGGGGTCGCCTGCACAGGAGAAGTCGGAGCCAGATGCTCTGCCTGCTCCTTCGAACCAGCCGTCGATAGTTCCACAGTCAGGAAAAAATGGCTAACCGTGCTGGGGCAGGCAGAAGGAGGAAATTCCGCGTCAAGGGTTCCAAGCGGAAGAAGATCGCTGGGCTGAAAAACCCCAAGCAGGTAGCGGCTGCTGTAGGCCGTAGAAGGTCAAGGAGGGTAAGAGGCAGATGAAGCTCGGAGGAACGACTCAGAGGCTCCGTACGACCGTTCCAGGAGGCAGGAGAACCATCGCATCGATCACCCCGCTCATCGGCTTCTACGGGCGGGTCATCAAGGTCTGAAAATGGCACGGCGCAGAACGACAACACGCAGAAGAAGAAAATCCGGAGGCAAGTGGATTGGCTCTGCGATCAAGAGGCCGGGAGCTTTTTCAGCGAAGGCAAAGCGTGCGAACATGTCCACGAATGCCTACGCTCGAAAGGTTCTGAAAAAGGGGAGCAAGGCATCGACTAGGACGAAGAGGCAGGCTGCACTTGCTCTGACACTTTCCCGGATGCGAAAGAAGAGGAGGCGCTAATGGCATTCATCGACAAGAATTCAAACGTGGCGGTTCTGAGAAGCGCACAACTCCGTCACTTGAAGGAAATAAGGCGCAGTGGAGTCAATCCCACCGCGTTCGGTTTTCCTGCGGGCAGCAGCGTGAGGATCAGGAATGGAATTTCAACACAGGGGAGGAGGTACTAGATGGCACGGTACAGAACCGTCAAGGCGACTTTCACTGCGCCGAAAGTTAAGATCAGGCGGCAGTACAATCCGTACGCCTACAAGTCGTCGCAGTTGGGGCCTGCCGTTCGCTTCGGCCAGGCAATCGACATGTCGAAGCACGACCCGACTGTCCTGACGAAGGTCTACCGGAAAAAGCTGGCATCACCCAGGCGGCTCTACCAGAGAGACCCGTACAACATAAATTCCGTTTCCGGAATCATGGCAACGGGTGCAACGCAGGCACTGTTCTCCAAGGAAGCGGATACGTTTACGAACAACCCGAACCCAAAATACGATCCGTCCGCACATCCCACGGTCGTCAGTGCGTTCGGCCAGCGTGATCTGCCCAAGGAGAGGCCAGGGAAGGCGTCCAGAGGGCACGCGAACGTCGTCCCGAGGACTCTCTTCAACCAGAACCAGGGCAAGCGCCTGAAGAGGCTCTGAGATGGAATTTCAGGATGTCATCGAAGATTTCACCATCACGGTCTCGGAGATGGGGGATTCGACGGGCATGGTGCCTCTCGATCCCACGTTTGTCCAATCGGTGACGGAGGGTGACGACGACCCGAAATTCGCAACGTACGTCATCGAGTCCGGGTGGTCGAAGTCGAAGCGGTTTTGGGGGCCGGAACTTTTCACGAACGTGGCCTCTGAAATCAACGGTGCGGCAGCGACGGAGCCGTACGTCGGGTACATGGGTCATATCCGCCCCGAAGATGATCCATACTCGTTTCCTGAAATTCAGTTGCAGTGGGTCGGGGCGAAGATGCTCAGCTTCGGTGACAGGGCGAAGCTGGCTGTCAAGGCGTACGTCCTGCCTGGATCGAAAGCGAGGGAGTACGCCAGAAGGAAATTCATCCAGACGGTTTCGTGGCGAGGCAAGGTCGCCCAGGAGCCATTCGAGAAGGGGGTACGGATCAAGGAATTTCAAATCGAGTCAATCGACCTGTCTCGGCCGCGTGCTGCCGGGATGAGCGCCAGGATGGTCGGCGCTCTTTCTTCCGAAATGGAGACGGGAGGTAGTGAAGTGAAGACGGAGGAAATCGCAGCGCTCACTGCGAACGATCTTCGCGCTCACAACCCGGCGCTCGTCAAGAGCATCGAGGACGAGGCGAAGAAGCCGCTGGAGACGAAGGTCTCCGAGATGGAGACGACTGCCGATCAGGTGAAGCCGACGCTCGACCTGATTCCACAGCTTCGCTCGATTCTCGGCCTCGATGAAAAGACGGAGGACGTTTCCGTAATTTCAGCGGCCGTGTCAGAGCTTCGCAAGGCGGGCAAGTCGCTTCGGGATACCGTGCTCGCAACGGTGCTCGACAAGAAGCTCAAGGGCGGCGAGGAGCGCGACAGGAAGCTCGTCACGCGCTTGATCGCCGGGGAGATGGCGTCGAAGGACGTGAAGCTCACCGGGAATTCCGAGAAGGACGAGGAGACGGTCGGGAAGCTCGTCAGTGAAATCATCGACTCGTCTTCCGATCTGAAATCCATCGTCTCGGAGATGGAGGGCGCACCGCCCAGCATCACGAACACCCCGAAGACGGACGGCAAGACGACGGATTACAAGCCGGGCACGGTCACGTCCAACATCCGCGTCAAGGAAAGGGTCTGAAATGGCCGATGAGACCGAGAACCCGAACGCGACCGAGGAGGAACTGGAAGCATTTCAGTACGGCCGGGAGAATTACGTCGAGTCTCCGAACCTGAACAACCCGTACGTTTCACCGGAGGAGCAGGACATGGACATGGTGCCCGTTGTCATGGGGCCACCGCAGTACGGCTCCCCCGATCCGCTCACGTCGGCAGGAGCGCTTCTGCCCATCGTGGATCACCCGCTCGCGGATCAGTTCTCGGACGATTACGGTGCGGACGCCGAAGAGGAAATCGAGGCGCAGACCGCAGCGGAGGAGGGCGAGGAAAACGCGACGGCGGGCGCGAAGGAACTCGCAGAGGCCGAAGGCGTTAGCCTCTCCGATGTCGAGGGTACGGGCGCGGAAGGGCGTGTCACAAAGTCGGACGTGCAGAATTACATCGCGTCCCAGCAGTCCGAAGAGACCACCACCGAATAGACGGGAGAGGAGGGTAGGAAATGGGTCAACTCAAGACCGATGGCCGTGCATCGCAGGGCGGTTACACCTGGCCTGCGGGCACCTTCACGTTCGGAGATATGTACCGGCTGAACGGCTGGAACGGAATTATTCTCGCGAACATCGCGGCGGCGGACACCGTGAGGACGGCCGGGATGGAATTCTCGGCAGAGCGCGTCTGGTACGTGAAATTGCCCGCAGCGCTTTCACCGGCTGTGGGTGATTACCTGTACTGGACGGCGGGTGCAGGGCTGAAGCGCGGTGACACAGACCTGTCGGCAACCGTCGCAGGCTCTCCCGTCTGCAAGGTCGAGGAAGCGAAGAACGCGAACGGGTACGCGGCTGTCCGCGTGCTGAACATCGGGCCGTAGGAAAGGAGGACTGAAATGGGAAGAAAG